TATGCTCTTGCTGCCTAGTTAATAGGTAACGGCGTTTGATAGTATATCGTGGCAACAGAAAAACTATCGTATATTATGGGAACGTAACAGGCTTGACATTTATCTCTAATATGATATAATATATTAATAAGAAGTGAGGATATAAAATATATGACAAATAATGGAGATCCAGAAGAACAACAAAGAGGATTAGACGCAAGTTTTGAAGAATCAATCAATTCATCATCAAGAACTGTTACTATCCCATTAAGAGAATATGACAAGTTAAAAGAAGAGCAGCATTTCATTAAGGATAAGGCTCTTATAGATATTATTGACAATATCGAAAGATTAGTCAGAGCATTAAGAAAACATATTGTAAGAACAGATGTAGAATAATGTTAATGAATAGTAAAAAGTTTGCTATGATTATTGAAAGCATGGTCAAAGATAAACGAATACCTTATATGGACGCTGTTTTAGAATATTGTAAAGATAATGATATTGATACAGCGTCTGTAGGTCCTCTCATCAACAAACAATTAAAAGAAAAGATACAAGCAGAGGCAGAAAAACTTAACTTGGTTGAAAAATCAAGCACAGCAGTTTTACCTATATAATATGAATAGTTATGAAGCATATACATTATATTTGGCTATTAAACTACACTTTACTTCCAAGTCTTATGATTTTTTTGTTCATAATGCTAAAGTCAACTCATCCTTCAACACATTTTTAAAACGTAATGACAGATTTTTCTTTCATAAACTTACTACTAAATATAACAAGGAAGAAATGTTAGAATATTTTGTGAGTAATTTCTTTCACAATTCTAAAACATGGATAGGCAACTTGGTAAGAGCAGATGGAGAAACTAATTATACAAAGTGGAAAAAGTATAATCAATCATTTACGTATAATTTTAGAAATGATTGTTTATTGGTCAATGATGTTATTGCTAATGATATTGCTAATGATAGCATTTCTTTTAATGATATGTTTCTCGTACATAATGGGCAACATCCAAGAATGCTACGCTTACTACTTTCAGGACGAATCTCAATACAAACACTCATCATCTTGGATAAAATACTTACGTTTATCAAAGATTGGGATAAAAAAATTACAGAAACAGTTATATGGCCTGAAAAATCATTTAAGATTGCCAAATTAAAACCATTCATAAACTTCAACTTAACAAAGTGTAAATTTATTATGAAAGAGGTGTTTGTATGATAAGAGAAGAAGTAATACTTCCAGAAACAAATAAAATATACAGCACTGATACCAAATATAAAGCGATAGATAGAATATATGGAGGTCTACATAAATCAGACCAAAGACTTGTATTAAAAGATGGTACTACATATACAGGTAAGATTGACAAAAGGTCTATTAAACTATCAGACGGTACATTAGGATTTGTACACTATGCTAATAAGAAATGGTTTGATAGATGTGGTATGCCAATAGACAAACCTACCAATCTAATAACTAGAGAACAAAATGATGATTAAAAAGAAAACTGAATCAGAAAAATTACAAGACGAATTAAAACCTATAGATTTTAAAGAACAAGCAGATAAAGAGCAAAAAGAATTAGATGAATCTATGAAAGAATCATTTAGACAACGTGATGAAAGAAAAGCAAAAGATGTCAGATAGATTCCCTACAGCAGAAGAAAGAGCATTTGGTAAAATCAAAGAGAAGATTGAACCTATTGAAGAAAAACTAGATGAGAAGATTGCTAAACTAAACAGCAGCCGTGTATATAAAAAGGTTACACCAAAAGGTGACCTGTCTTGGTATGTAAAATGGGTATCAGTTTTTCTTATACTGTTTGCAACTATGGCCAGAAGTGTAGGTACAATACCACAGTATGATATGTGGTTAGGTTTGTTTGGTACAGCAGGTTGGGCATACGTAGGATTCTTATGGCACGATAGAGCATTATTATTTTTGAATGCAATATTGGTATCTTTATTATTATTAGGATTGACGAATTATTATTTTTTATGATTAGAACATTTTTAATTGGTAATGGTGAGAGTCGTAAAGACTTTGATTTAAATGTATTGAAACCTTATGGCAAGATATATGGTTGTAATGCCATTTATAGAGATTATCCTGACCTATGTGATGTGATATGTGCTGTAGATGGTGGTATGATACACGAAATTTACCATTCAGGTATGTGTCAAAAGATACCTTGTTATTTTAGAGCGTGGACAAAGATACCAACACCAATGTATCGTAATGTTATTGAAGGTATGGCTACTGGACAAGACCTTAAGGAGATGAAAGACTTTGATATTATTAGACAGAATGAAAAAGGTGAATCTGCTGAATTTGCTACACACGGTTCAACCATATCAGGTGCAGTAACTATTTTAAAGAAGGCCAAAGATGAATATGGAACAAGAGTTACTACTGGCAAGAGAGAAACAAAAAATATACACAATGCTCACATTTATATATCTTGGATAAAAGAACCTGACAAGTCATTTGATATAAAAGAATGTGGTGAAGGTGGTGAAGATGAAGGTTGGGCGACAGGTCCTTCAAGTGGTTATGTTGCTACAATGAGAGAAAGACCTTGTGAAATTTATATGATAGGCCACGACTTAATATCAGATACAAAAACAATTAACAACATATACAAAAGTACAGATAACTATGTTACTACAGAATATGAACCCACACCATCAGGTAATTGGGAAATACAGTGGAGAGAACTAATGGAAAACAACCCTAAAATACACTTTTTTAAGGTAAACAAAGAATTAGATAATAAACCCACTAATCAGAAAGTAGATAGATTTAGAAACCAAGAAGGTGTCAATTTAGAATACATTAGTCAGGCACAACTGCTTGACAGAATGAGTAAATGGTGATATAATGTTACCATAAAGGTCGTAAATAGAAGGTAAAACTATTATATATAATATTATAATTACACTTATATTTACAAAAAATATATACAACAATACATACAAAGGAGATATATACAATGTCAAGTGCATTAGAAGCCCTAAAGAAATCAAAGTCAAACTTTGATACTCTAACAAAACAGTTAGAAAAAACAATAGACCAACCAGATAAGAAAAACAAGTACCAAGATGACAGGTTATGGAAACCAGAACTTGATAAATCAGGTAACGGTTTTGCTATAATCAGATTTTTACCTGCAATAGAAGGTGAAGATATGCCATGGCAACGAGTCTGGCACCACGCTTTCCAAGGACCAGGTGGTCAATGGTATATTGAGAACTCATTAACAACTTTAAATAAAAAAGATCCAGTTAGTGTAGAAAATACCAGACTTTGGAATACTGGTGTTGAATCAGATAAAGATATTGCTAGAAAAAGAAAAAGAAAGTTACAATACTATTCTAATATTTTAGTGGTGTCTGATCCAAAACATCCTGAAAATGATGGTAAAATATTCTTATACAAATTTGGTAAAAAGATTTTTGATAAGATTACTGAAGCAATGAATCCAGCATTTGAAGATGAAAAGGCTACAAACCCATTTGATTTTTGGGAAGGTGCAAACTTTAAACTAAAAATCAGAAAAGTTGATGGCTTTTGGAATTATGATAAATCAGAATTTGAGCAAATCAGTAAAATAAAAACTACCGATGATGAGATTGACAAGATATGGAAATCTCAATATGCTCTAAAGCCCTTCGTTGATCCAACAAGCTTTAAACCCTATGACGAACTCAAAGAGAAACTGAATAGGGTGCTTACTGGAACAAGAAGTACCGAGTCTGTGGAAGATATTGACCTCCCACCTGTCAGTAATGACGTACCAACGTCTTCTAACAGAACCTCGGTAGAGAAAGAGGAAAAGTCCAACGGTAGCGATGACCTATCGTATTTTAGTAAATTAGCTGAGGACGATTCCTAATCTATCTCTCTCACTTTCTCAATGGGAGGCAGCAATGCCTCCCACACAAATCACAAACGTTTTAGTTATATGAGCCAATTGGCCTCCGTAGCGCCGATAGAATGCAATGGTCGGGAGACCTAGAAGTGTAGGTGAAAAGGATGTAAGATTCCGTAGGGTAGCTTGAGGTGAGGCCTCCTCAACTCATATAACTAAAACGTTTTAAGGTGGTCTTCAGTTAGAATAATAAAACTCATTTTGTGTTTTAAAGCCCAAGCGGCTGCAGTTGACCACTTTCTCTTATTTCTCTCAAAAGTTAATAACGCATTTTTATAAACTCTACTTTCACGTAGAGGTTTTTTAGGTCTACGTGTTTGTTTTTTAGGTTTGATTTCAACAATGAATTTTTTAAATGTCTTATCAGGTAGTTTTACTTTCATATAGAAGTCAGGAAAGTATCTATGTGGCTTATTATCAATTGAACGATACCAAATAACAATTTCTTCACTACCCCATTCTATTACATCTTTGTTCTTATCACAATATAACATAAAACGTTTCTCCCAACTAGACCTATAAATAATGTTGTTAACATTACCTTTATACTTCTTTTTGTTAAAAGGTTTGAATATACCTGAATAGGGACGTTTGTCTATATTCTTCAACTTCTTCATAAACCTATTTATTAACAACATAAATAGTATTATGGCAAGCGTATTTGATACAATAAAATTAAAGGCAGGAGACAATGTTAGGACTGGTACTTGGTATAGACAACAAGTAAACAGAATAGCTAGCGCTACAACTGCTAGACAATTGTTTAGATCAGGCAAACTTAACGGAAGACCTAGTGTAGGAAGACTGAATTTATTTGGGTATAATCCTAAATATAGAAAGACATTACCTTATTATGATATATTCCCTTTAGTATTACCGTTAGAACCTATTAAAGGTGGGTTTATGGGTATGAATTTTCACTATTTACCACCGTTGTTAAGGTTTAGACTATTAGAACGTATGCAAGCAACAGCGACAGATAGAAGATTCGATAGTAGAACAAAATTTGAAGTTAGTTATGATGATGTAAGAAGAATTAAAATTGTAAAACCAACAATAAAAAAGTATCTGTATTCATATGTACAAACAGGATTTTTAAGAATTAATGCTGACGAGGCTGCTATTGCAATTTACTTACCTGTACAAAGATTTAAGAAGGCGAGTGTAGCAACAGTTTATTCAGATAGTAGGAGATTTATTTAATGTCATTAATTAATATAGGTAAAAGAATAGGCGATATTGATATACGTTTAGGTATACCACCATCAAAAGCAGCTTTTGATAAAGCTGATACCAATAAACGATATGGTTATATTAATTCTTCATCAAATAACAATTCAGTATTTAACAGATTTAGGGCAGGCCTTACACAATCAGGAGGTTTAGCAAGAACAACCCAATTTATAGCCACAATAGATGGACCTCAAGGAATGGGATATCTTGGCGAAGCACTTGGAGCAAAATACAATTCAGAGGCAATGCCTGACGTACACAGAATGTATAGAAGTCAAACCTTGGTAAACGCAATTAAAAAAAATCTGGATTTAAGAATGGATCTATTTTGCAGTGAAGCATCCATACCAGATAAAACTGTAACAGATGATACCAATGAGCAGTATTATGGACCTAATAGAAAGTTTGCTAAAAACGTACTATTCAATGACCTGTCATTAACATATTATACAGGTATTCATTTTGATGAGAGAATGTATTTTGAAGCTTGGCAAAATGCGATGGTTGATCCTATAAGTCACAATATAGGATATTATAATGATTATGCTGGTCCGTGTATGATTACAATTACACCTTTAATTAAAACATTTACAGCTGCATTAGCAAATTTAGACCCAGGAGAGTTTAGCTCTGTTGGAGAATATAGGGACGCTGTAAGAAAAAGTTTAGGTAATAGTTCAGGCTATTCTGCTTATCAAGTACAATTTTATGAAGTATGGCCAAAAACAATTGCATCCCAGGCATTAAGTTATGGTGACCAAGGTGGTCTTGTGAAAACTACTGTTACGTTTGCATATAGAAATTATGCCACGTCAGCATGGAGTTATTTAGGAGGACACGAAGGAACCACTGCTTTAAGGGATTTAGCTACTTCAGAAGGTAGAAAAGAATACCGAAATAATTTATCACCAATACAAACAAGTTTATTAGACAATTTACCATTC